TGGTGTTATCCAAAGTATTCTTGTGCTTCCTTGCATAATTAGTTAGTTGTTGTTGGTGTGTTATTTGTTGGTGTTGTATCTTCTGGGAACACCATATAAGGCTTAAGGGTTAACTTTTCAGTATAACCGTTGATTCTAGCTAGTTTATTGACTTCACGTTCAATTATTTCTTGATACTGTGCAATCTTTGTTACTTGAAACAACTTGTATTCATTATTGATATCATCTTTGCTACCTAGTTTACCAGATGTTTCTAATCCAGCAACCATACTTGTTGCACCGTGACCAAGAAGAATTTCTTGATTCAATTGAATCATAAGGTCTTTGAATCTTTCATCATCATTATTAAGTTGAACTGGTTGGAATTCTGGTTTGCTTGCATCATCTTCAGCAAACACCATTATGAAGTCACCAGCATTAACAGCACCAGCGTATCTTGATTTAAGGTCAGCATATATCTTTTCTCTTTCTTCTGCTGGTGGTACACCAGATTTATTGATGATAATCATAGCTGGCATAAATCCGTTCTGTACGTTCTTTAAGTGAAAGACACTTATTTCATAATCTAACTTTAACCAGTTAAGGATTGACATATAGTCTGGAAGGCTATAATAATCCATACCCACGGTGTAAGTCATTACACTTAATAGTTGACTAGGTGCTTCAATAGATAAGCTAGGATTGAAGCTGGTGATTAATTTAGGGGTATTTTCAGAACGTCTTGTTCTTGACCAATCCTTACTGATATAATAGTTAGATACTTCTTCTGAATCTTCTTCTGGTTTTTGACATCTTACTTTTTCATAGTTGATATGTTCAACCTGTGCAATTTGTTTACCACCTTTTGACCAGATAACATTCAAGTAAAAACCACCAAAGATTACAAGGTCAAAAGCACACTTATATATGATTTTGTTAAGGTCTTCTTTGCTGTATGAATTATCTAAGAATGGTTGTAATGATGCAATTGGATTAAACCCAAGACCAGCAATCATATCAACTTTCTTTTTGATAAGTCCAGTATGAAGTGGTGAAGAATTTTGATAGATTCTTACAAGTGATTGTGGAAATAAGTTATCATCACCGAAAAGAACCCATTCATTTCGACCAAAGGCTTCATTAACATAAGGTGTACCAAGTTGGTTATCTTGTTTTAGTGTAAAGAAGTTAAAGTTGTTTGTTTCATTTTGTTTCATTTGAAATGATTAGGGTTGATACCCTAGGAATGTTGTTGATTGACCAGAATAAGACATAGTGATTGGTGATTGAAGAATTCCTTCAACCTTCACAATACCAGATTCTATTATGTTGCCAGATGTACCACTTATTGATAAGTTGGTTGGACTTGTTTGTTCATATATTTCATAGAACAATTGACCATCTGGATTTATATTGATTGTACCACCTGTAAGATTTTCTGAAGTGCTACCAGTTAGAATGATATTAAATTCATTATATCTAACTATGTTGGTTGATACATCTTGTGCTGTGAAAAGCTTTTCTTCTTTTGTTGATTCGCTTGTAAATTTGAATAAGAAGTATATTGGTGAACCAGTATATGTTACTGATTCACTAAGTGTCAAGATGACCCTATTAGATTGATTTTGTGTAAGCTTTATCATTTATAATAAATATGTATTGATGTAATGTGTTCTAATAAAAAAAGCTTATCAATACGTTGATAAGCTTTAGTTAATTTTATTTAAGACCCTTCTTAAACTATTGTAAGAGTTCCAAAGTAAGTTGATGATACTTGTGCAGCTGGCTTTGGTTCTTTAGCCATAAGGGTACAAGTTGCACCGTTAAGGTCACCAAATGCCTTACCAACGTTCATATTTGAAGCTGTTAAGTTTGCACCGTTTTGTTCACCAACTAAGAAGTAATCACCATTTTGTGTAAGTACAATCACTTCAACTTCAGCAAGTGCTAAATTGTATAGTGTGTTTCTTAATGATGCTTGATACTTCGTAAATGATAAGTTTACAGTTTGATTGTAAAAGTTAGTTCCATTTTCTAATGAATGTTGACCTTCACCAGCAATAAATTCTGATGTTTCAGCACGTTGTGCAATACGGTAATAAGTACCACCAGTTGGTGCAGTTGAACCTGTGATAGTTCCATCACTAGAATAAGAATAAGTTGTAGCAGCTGAATAAGAACGTACATAGACTTCTTGAACACCACCAAGGTTATCACGGCATCCTAAGGCATAACCGCTATTTATAATACAAGGCATATATTTTAATGTTTTATTTTGATATTATTATTGTGTCTAACAAATAAGGCTGACTGATTTAGCCAGCCTTAAGTGGTTAGAAATGTTTTATGATTATGCTACTCTTACAACTAATTCTGGGAAGAAGAAACTTGTACCCATTTTAATCTTAGCTGATAATCTTAATTCTTGATTATCTTGTGAATACCAAGTTTTGAAATCTAAGTCAGAAGCATCAGAAATACCTAATACAATATTATCTTTTGCAGTTGCTAAGAATGTTCCAGATGCAACACCAGCTAAACCATTAGTTCTTTTAACTGTTAAGCCAATAGAACCAGGATGATTAATAGCTTCAACACCTTTTGATTCAGTATTGTAGTTGAATAAGTTAAGACCTCTTAATGATGTTAAATAGATTTGGAAGTCAGCTGGTGACATAAATAATGTAACGTCTTCAATAATTTCTGCTGGTACATTTGCAAGAATTGCATCAACAACAGCATAAGCATTTGATACTGTTAAAGCTGTTTTAGTTACGTTTACAGTACTTGCTGATAATTCAGCAGCATTTTGTAAGAAACCATCACAAAGTAATAAGTTACCAGTAAGACCAGCTACATAAGCAGTTGCTGATTTTGCACCTCTCCAAGCAATCTTGTCAAGTTCTTTAGCAATATATTCAGTCTTGTTATCTAAGAACATAGATTCAAAAGAACCTAATGATTCAGTATTATATTGTTTATCCATTTCATATGAATACCAATATTGTTCAAGTGTTTCTAAACAAATAGAATCTTGGAATTTAATTGGACATAAGTCAAGACTTGCTTGATTAAGGATTGTTGAACCAGTTGCAACAAAACCACACAATACACTAGAAGCGTTAATTGTTGATTTAAGTGTGTTTAATTTAACTGTGTTACCTTTTAAACCGTATCTTTTAGATACTAAGTCAGCACCGTTGATTGTGGTTGCTTTTAAAAGGATTTCTTTAACTAGACCAGATGATGTTTCATCATTCCAAGTTGTAAGGTTAGATACGTTTAATGACATATTCTTTTAATGTTTTTATTTTTGGCTGTATAAGCCTTGTTATTTTTGTGTGTTGTTTGCTAACAAGTCAGCAATACGGTTATTTGATTTTGGATTTGCATCAACCTTTTCAAATTTCTTTGTTGATACTGGTTTTGCAGCTGGTGCTTGTTTTAAAGCTTCGTTTTCTGCTTTTACTTTTGATAATGCTTCTTTAGTTGAAGTCATTTCTGCTTGATTACCACTTAACTTTTCAATTAACATAGCAAGTGCTTCTTCAAGTTGACCTACTCTATTGGTTAAATCAGCAACAGTATTATCTTCATTTGCTTCTTCTGCTGGTGTTTCAGCAACAGGTTCTGCTGCTGGTGCTTCAGCTAATTCTTCAGCTGGTGCATCTTCTGCTGGTGTTTCTTCAGTTGTTTCAGCTTCTGCTGGAACTACTTCTGTAATGATTCCACCTAAGATTGTAATACTTGAACCATCTTCTAGTTCATAAGTAGCATCTGGTGCTGGTGCAGTTGTACCATCTTCAGCAATTACTTCAACAGTTTCATCTTTTTCAAATGCCTTAGCAGTTCTTAAAAGTGTACCATCAACAGCTTTTACATCTAAGAATTTTACTTCTGTTGTTGCTTCAAAAAGCATTTTAATTTTATCGATTAAAGTCATTTTGTTTGTGTGTTTCTAATAAATATGTTATGTGTTTTGGTGTTCGGTTTTATTTGATGATTGCTTTGATAAGTCTTTCTTTATCATCATCTGTTAAGGTTGAACTGAATACTATTTGTTTGATTTTATTCACATCATCTTCTTCTTGGTCATCTTTTAGTTGATTGATTGTGCTGAACAAAGCAGCATCAACTTCAACACTAAAACCCTTGTATGAACCATCTTTGATAGTGTTCCAAGTTTCACGGTTCTTGACTTGATATGTTACAAACCAAGTACCCTTCACTAGGTCTTTAAAACCAAGTGCATTTGCTTTATCATTATCTGGGTCTTCAACCAACCAAGATTCCATTATATAGAAATCAGTACTGAAGTCTTCAGAATGTTCAAGATTTGCTTGTGTGTGTTTCTTTCTTCTTAAATAGTTCTTAGCACACTTTGCAATAGTATCTTCTGAAAACCAACCCATAAAATATTCTTTAGTGTTTGGGTCTTCACGAAGCATTTTTTTGTTTGGTATCATTACAGCACCTGTGATTTGCATCTTTTCATTTGCTAGTGGTGCTGATGTGAAGTGCTGAAGCTTTGCTTTATTAAATAGTTGAAATGATGATTCAATTGCTGGGTCAGTAACAATACTGATTGCATCTAGTGAACCAAATTCTTTTCCATTATCATCAATTTTGAATTCACGTGTTGGTAATTCTTCTTTATTAATCATACTAATAAATATTAGGTGCTTGTTATTGTTTGGAATTAGAAAGAAGACCTTCTTTCAATCACAGCATTCTTATCTTGTGCTGAAGTCACATCTTGACTTACAACATAAGCCCTTACAGGTTCATTTGAACTTGAACGCTTGCTTGAACCATTTGCATCTGATGCAATTTCATCTTGTGTTCTACCAATCTTTTTTAATGATGGTGCATCTTGTGAAGTTGGTAAGTCAGATGAACCAGCACCAGAACCGATTGCTGCACGTGGTGGTTGTGGTGCTGTTCCAGCATCAAACTTTTGTTTTTGAATTGCTGCAATTTGAATTGCACCCATAGCAACAACAGCTGCACCAGCTAATGCACCAAGCACAATACCAACAGGTCCAGGTATTGCTGATATCATTCCAGTAACAGCAGCAACTGCACCAGTAATTGTACTGATGATTGTTTGTGCAATCTTTAATTTTTTATCTTGTTCAAATGCTTTCTTTTTGATTTCAGTTGACCTGTTGTATTCATCAAGTTTCATTTGATATTCTTGCTGGTCATACTTTGCTTTGATAGCAATTTTTTGGTCAGCTGTTAATCCTTCTTTTGCAAGTTCTGTATCTCTAGCATATTGAAGATTACTGATATCAACATCAAGTTTTTCTTGTCTTTCTTTTGTGTCTTGGTCTGCTTGTTGTTTTTGTAAGTCAGCTATTGCTTGAAATATTCCAACAATTGAATTAAGTGCTGAACCAAATGCTTGTGTATATTTACTTAGTTCACTAAGTTGTTTGTTTTGTTTTTCTGTTGTAGCCTTAACACCTTCTGCTTCAAGCTTTGCTTTTGCTTCTTGATACTTAGCTTCAACTAGTGCTTTTTTAGCAGCATTATCTTTAACAGCTGCAAGTTCAATTTCATAATTTACTTTAAGTGTATTAAGTCTTGCATCAACTGAATGCTTCTGAATTATTTCAAGTGTACTAGCTTCGTCAATAAGTGCTTGAATCTTTGCATCAGCTGCAAGCTTTGCATCAACCTTTGCTTTTTCCTTTGCAGCCTTAGCTTTTGCTTCAGCTTTATCAATTGCAGCATTTTCAATATCAGCAAGCCTTGCTTGTTCTGTTTTAAGTACATTTGCATAATCATCATCAGCTTTTTTCTTAGCTGCTTTCTTTTCTTCATTTGCTTTTTTCCACTTATCAGCTTTTTCTTTATCAGCTGTTGCAATAATTACATCTTCAGCATTTTTAGCAGCTTTGATATTTGTCAGCTGTTCAGTTAATGCTGTTCTTTGTTCATCAGATAATTTACCACCAGCACGTACATAAGCAATAGCTTGTTCAACAAGTGCTTTATTGGTTGCAATTATTGCTTCTTGTTTTTGTTTTTCTAGTTCAACAGTTGATTTACCAGCAGCCTTAGCTACTGCAATTTGTTGGTCATAAGCTGTATTTTGTTTTTCAATTGCAACCTTTGCTTTTTCAGC